CCGTTCCTGCTCTGGGATTACACGGATGGTGTCTCAAGCGGGACGTTCGCCCGGACGGGTGACGCCACGTACACTGCGGAGAGCTAACCGATGGCCTTGACCGTAGCGACCGCAGGAACGGGAGTAGCGCGGACGGCGCACTATGTGACGCCGACCGGGGCGAGTGCGCCAATCCAGACGTTGCTCTTGGAGCCGCAGCGCACGAACCTGCTGGTCCGTTCCGAAGACTTTAGCACAACGTGGGCAATAACGGCGTCGTCCGTTGTTACAAACGCGACTACCGCTCCAGATGGCACCGTCACGGCGGACAAGCTACAGACCAATACAACGTCTGCGGAACACTCTGTGACGCAAAATATCACGTGGACGAATGGCACGACCTACGGCGTTTCGTGCTACTTTAAGGCCGCAGAGATTGGGTACGGGTTTATCACGCTCCCAACCGTGCCGTTTTCGACTATCCGGCGGAACTATATCAACCTGTCAACTGGCGCTGTGACATTGGCGGCCAGTACGTTTGGCGCGGCTGAAGCGTTGAGTAATGGGTGGTGGCGATTTACGGTGTGGGCAACGGCAACCGGCAGCACGTTGAGCACGTCTGTTCGCATTGGACTCACTACGTCAGATACCACGACCACGACGACGGGAAGCAACACCACGGATGGCATTTACATCTGGGGCGCACAGATTGAAGCTGGCGTGCCCTCCTCGTACATCAAGACCGAGGGGACGACGGTGACGCGGAACGCGGACAGCCTCTACTTCCCGTTTACCGTGCCACCGCAAGCGATGACGGTGTATGTGCGGGGGGTCAATGTTGGTGCATACCAGAGCCAGACAAACGCCGCACGCGTGTTGCACATTGGTGACATCAATACGGGAACCGACCCCCGCTTTTCGCTGGTGCGAAATGCTGGCGCAAGTCAGGTGCAAACACTTTATGACGACGGCGTGACGCTGCGTTCCGGCAACGCTACGCCGTCGCCTACTCCCGTGTTGCGCGACCTCATTGAGCATCGCGGCGTGCTTTCGTCATCGTGGGTGCCGTCAAGTGGCATCAGCGTTAACGGCGGAGTCGAGCAGACGGGCACGACGACTGCCTCTGGCCCTGCAACGGCGTGGGCTAATCCGCGCCTCTATATTGCTGGTCACGCGGACCACGATCAGTTCGCCTACACCCACATCGCGGTGGTCCCGGGGGTGCAGTCGATGGCGGAGATGCGAACGATTGCGGGGGTGTCGTAAATGGACGAGTTGATTGTCGCCACCGCTGGCACCGGGGTCGCCCGCACCTCGCACTACGTCACCCCGACGGGGGCCAGCGCCCCGATCCAGACGCTCCTGCTCGAACCCCAGCGGACGAATCTCTGTATTCGGTCCGAGGAGTTCGATACGTGGACGCTGGCAAGCGCAACCGTCACGGCGAACACGACGACGGCACCAGACGGCACCCTCACGGCAGATACGCTGAGCGTCACCTCTTCCGGTGGCGGCATTTATCTGGTCGTCACGTTTACGGGCGACGGGGAAAAATGCGCTGCGATGTTTCTGCGTGCGGGCACCGCCACCAAGACTCGCCTCACGATTAGAGACCAGTCTGTGGCTGTGAACCGCCACGTGGTTGACGTCACGTGGACCGCTGGCGTTCCGACTCTGGCGACAGTTGCAGGCGCAGGCACACTGTACCCGGTCGAAGCACTCGCAAACGGCTGGTATCGCATCCTGTTCAGCGCAACGGGCGTTGTGGCGGCCAATGTGCATCGCTACCTCATTACCGACAATGAGGTGGTGACTGGAACGGTCGGGCTCTGGGGTGCACAGGCCGAAAACGCCATCGTGCCCTCCTCGTACATCAAGACGCAAGCCACGACGGTCACGCGCAACGCGGACTCGCTCTATTTCCCGTTCACCGCGCCGCCGCAGGCGATGACGGTGTACGTGCGGGGGGTGGAGAACAATCGTGCAACAGACGCACTCGCCGGTCAACTTGGTATTGTACAGATTTCAGATGCGGCAGGAAATGACGCATACTTTGCATTTATTAACCGAACCGGTTCTGCTGGGTATTCGAGCATACACGACCCCGCCGCGATTTCTATTTCTGGCGCAGTTGGAACTACGGTAACGCGGGGAGACTTGGTAGAGTTTGCTGGTGGAGTCCGAGCAAGCGGCGCGGCATTTCTGAGTATTAGTGTCAATGGTGGCGCGACGACATCAGGCGCTGACGGCACCGCGCAGGCATTTGCGGCAACGTGGTCTGGGCCGAGACTTTATCTGAACTCGCAGGGTAGCGTCAATCCCGGCCAGTTTGCTTTTACCCACGTCATCGTCGCTGCCGGTGAGCAGACGATGGCGACGATGCGTTCTCTCGCAGGAGTTGCCTGATGCGTCCTTCGATGATTGTCACCCTCCCCGTCACCGCGCTCCCCGAGGAGCCCACGGCGGGCTACGTCGTCCTCGGGGTCGTGGACGGCCTCGCGTACGTCCACCTCGCGCCGTATGCCGAGCCGCAGGAGGTCTACTTCCGCGACGGGGCGTTGAGCGCGGAGCCGAACGGCGGACAGGCCGGGGTGCTGGAGACGCCGCGCCCCGCGTTTGCGGAGGGGGCCGAGGTGTTCTACGATCCAGCGCCCGCCGCGTTCCGGTGGGACGTGTTCGCCGCCGCGCATCCGGACCTGACGACAGAGCAGACGAGCTGGTTGGGCGAGGCGCGTCCGCCGAAGCTGATGGCTCATCAGTGGATGGGCGAGTGAGCCTCGTCATCCACAGCCTTTGGGCGGCGGTGGCGGTGTACTTTGTGCATACCGCCGCTGGCGTGGTGCGTGAGTTTAAGGCCGCGCCGGTGGCACCGGTCCTGCCCCCGCCGGTCGAGATTCCCGAGGATTTGGTGGCCGTGGCCAACCAGGAGCGGGAGCCGTGGGCGCAGGAAGAGGTTCTCCGGTCCATTCGGGAGCGGTATGAGGACCTCAGGGACTGGAATCGGGTTCGGAGCGCCTTTGGCGTCGGGAGAATCGGGTAAATGACGAGTCCGTATATCGAGTCGCTGCTGGACGACGTGGCGGTGCGGGCGATGGAGGGGTTTTCCAACGATCCCGCCACGCCGAATGACGAGGTTGCGCCGAATCCGCCGGAGGATACGGGGGCGACGGTCGAGGAAGACATCGCAGCGCTCCAGCGGGCGCTGTATGGCGCGGATTACCCCGGGGCAGACCCGAATACCGCCGACGATATGCAGGCATGGGCCTCGTGGGGCCGGAGGCTGTGGGAGTCTCGGCGCGAGGCCGTGCAGATGCACCTCCACTTGGTGGAGCGGAACCGGCTGTTCCGGGCTGGTCAGCAGTGGATTTCGGCCAATGGGCTGGGGCCGTGGCGTGAGCCGGCCCGTCCGCGGGATGCGGCTCGCGTGGTCTACAATATGATCGACAAGGCGCTCGACCAGCGCCTGCAGATCCTAATGGACCAGAAGCCGGGCTTCTCGGTGACGCCGACGACGCAGGACCCGGACGATAAGCGCAAGGCGCAGGCCCAGCAGCTGTCGCTGGAGTACCAGTACGAGCAGATGCTGATGCCCCGGCTGGCTCGGGAAGCGGCGTTCTGGGCTCAGACGGACGGCGTGAGCTTCTGGCACCTATTCTGGGACCCGGACAAGGGTCCGTGGGACGAGCGGCTGGGGATGGCTCCGGGCCAGAAGAAGCCGCTGGGCGACCTCGGGTGCCAGACACTCCGCGTGGAGCAGGTCCGAGTGTCCCCCAACGCGACGGTGTCGCAGGCCCCGCATTGGGTGGTCATCCGCGAGGTGATCACCAAGGCTGAGGCCGCGTTCCGCTACGGCGTGACGGGGCTGGAAGCGGCGGATACCACGATGATGTCGGGTAACCAGCCGACCTATAGCGGGTCGGAGGGCATTGGCGCGTGGGTGCTGACGCAGACCACGATTGGCGAGGGCCAGCGGCTCCGCGACGAGGACGTGACCGAGCGGTTCACGGTCTACGTCGCTCCGCACCCGGACGCCCTCCCTGAGGGTCTGCACCTCATCATCGTGGGGGACACGGTCGTCTTCGGCCCGTCGCCCCTCCTCTGGAACGCCATCCCCGTGGTCGCGGTACGGGACGGCTCCAGCGATCCGTCGTACTACCCGCGCCCGGTGGTGGAGCAGTGGCTCGACCACCAGATGCGCGTGAACGCCCTGTTGTCCAAGTGGGTCGAGAACATTCGCGTGAACGCGGGTGGGCGGTTCCTGACCCGGCCGAACGCGATCGCCACCGAGACGTTTATGGGTGGCGTGACCTCGATGATTGAGATTCGGGGCGCGGGGCCGATGTCGGACTCCATCCAGCCGGTGCAGGGCTTCTCGGTCGGGCAGGACGTAAAGGAGGCGCTGGCGCTGGAGAAGACGGCTTTTGAGGACGCCTCGGGCTGGAACGCGGTCAGCCGCGGCCAGGTCACCGGGGAGTCGGGCCGAGCCATCATCGCCAGCCGTGAGCAGCTGGAGCGGGTGTTCAGCCCCGCCGTCAACGCGCTGGCGCAGGCGTTCACGGACTGGTGCAAGGTGGCGATGGCGGGGATGGCGTGGGGCTACGATGTCCCGCGGGCGCTGGGCGCGGTCGGCAAGGGCCGGCCGGACCTCGCTCGGGCGGTGTCGTCCACGGACCTCGACGGGCAGTCGGATGTCCGGGTGGAGCCCGCGACGCTGATGCCGATGCCGATGGCCTTCCGGCTCTACCTGCTCGACAACTGGCTGCAGTCCGGCATTATCGACATCAAGGAATACCGCCGTCGGCAGATGTTCGCCGTGGCGCGGGATATGTCCAGTCCGGACGAGGATCAGGAGGCACGGGCCAAGCGGGTGGCGGACGCCATCCGGATGGGCGCGATGGTCCCCGAGCTTCGCTGGCAGGACAACGAAGCGATTCATCAGGACGTACTGGAGCGGGAGATTCTGCTTCAGGACGACCTGGACCCACAGATTATTGCCGCCGCGCAGGAGCGGTGGACGGCCTTGGCAAATCAGGCCGCACAGAAGCAGGGGGCGATGGCTCCGCCGATGGGCGGGGCACCCCCGGCTGGCCCCGGTCAACCGACCGGTGTGCCCTCCTTCCCCGCGGGACAGCTGCCGCTGGCCAGCAATAATC